AGACCGTGCAATTCGTGAGCACGGTACGGCGCAAGATGTGGAGGTAATCTAATGAATGAAGGGTTGAAGCAGTCAGACCCCGCCTATATTATGAGTCAGGCGGAAGAGGAGGCGGTGATGGCGATTGAGGAGGCAGGGCACGACCTCGGAGCAGTACGCGCTTACCGTGACAATATGGGCGAGCAGTACACGCCTCTCCTAGAATGGGAGGATTGGATTGACAAATTTGAGGAGGCCTATCAGGGAGAGATGGACACACGAGAGTTCGCCGAGCAGTTGGCTGATGAATTCTTTGACTTAAATTCACCGCTTGGAAACTACTTTGATTACGAGAAGTGGGAGCGTGACCTATTCTTGGGTGATTACTGGGAGAACGACGGCTATATCTTTAGGAGTATGTAATGAAAGACTATGAAATCAAGATGGTTTACACAATGTATATTGGATTAGAAGCAGACAGCGAGGAAGATGCCATTGAGCAAGCCAAGCAGACGGCAGAGGAACAGCACGGCAACCGCATCAGCGAGTTTGCTATCTTCACGGTAGAAGGAGGAGAAGATGGCGAATGATAAGTGCAGATTCTGTGGATTGAGAGGGCTTGTATTATCCACAGTAAATGCAGATTATGTATGCGAACACTGTGGAGAGTGGCAGGATGCTGTGCTCAATAGCGGATGGGAGATAGTGGCGTGATGAATGATGCGATAGTTTTGTGGGGCTTACTGTTAGTATATGGAATTCCAATCGTCACCGTGGCGTATTGGATGGAGAAGGCTATGCACAAGGGAGAAGGAGGGGAAGATGATTTGTAATGAGTGTAAGCAGGAAAGAGAAGGCGGTATCGTGGACAAGATAGCCTTGTGCCACGTGTGTTACATCAACAAAGGAGGACAAGATGAGTGAGCAGGAGAAGATGGCGCAGTTTGTGTTTACCGTGGTGATTGCACCCGATAACAAGCAGTATGACGTGGAACTGTGGGATTTTGCAGGCGATGAACCTAAGCAACTGGCAACAGGGCAAGCAAGCAACTGGCGCACCGCGTTAGGCGAAGCCCTATCTAAGATTCAACTACCATCAGACAAGGTGGAGAAGACGGTCAATGATCTAGTAAAGGAAGGGGCAGAAGATGAAGGACAAGTGGCTAGTAACGATTGAGATTGAGACATACGACGGTGACCCTAAGACGTGGGATTGGGGCACACTGTTAGGTTATGAAGACAAGGTGACTGTGATGAGCAGTGATTTCAAGGGTCGTGTACTGAAGGAGGAAACTAATGTCTGAGCCTACGGTAGACTACTGGCAGGCGAAGGCTGAGTTGTGCCGTGACCTTGCGCTAATACAGATTGAAGACGAAGCAACAGAGAAGGAAGCAGGTATGAACCTAATGCGTATGGTTCACGCCCTGTCTATGGTAGATGCATACAACGAAGGAGGAAGTGATGAGTAAGTGCGACACTGAGAAAGATTGGTGCGATAGATGCTCAGTAGAAAGTGTCTGTTGCGTTGAAGGATTATGTGACCTATGCAAAGGAGGAAGTGATGACAACTGATAATGTGGTGGGATTCCACCCAAAGAATAAACTGGTAAACTTCTACGAGATAGCAACAGAGGAAGGCAACGCAGTATGGGGCGGGGAAGATCCGCATAGCGCAGTCCAATGGCTACGCCAATCACCACTCAACTCACGCCTATTGGTGTCCTGTTGGGAAGCAGGGGAAGATGATGCGCGATTGATAATTGAACCCATTGACATCACAAAGATTGTGTTCGCAGTAATGGCAGGTGCACAATGAACTACTGGATAGGACTAGCGATTGTAATGCTGATAGCCTACGCTCTAATTGTATGGGAGGATAAGACAAATAATGGAGGCGGAGAATAAGAGATTGCGTGGTGCTGCTAATCAAGCAGTACGCCAACGTAACTACAGAAGGGCAAGAGATCGTGCGCTAGTGCGCCTTGCTCATCTATACCCTGATACCTATAAGCAGTTGCTTGAAATGGAGAAGAAGACAGATGAACAAGAAGGCAAAACGTGGCTTGACCTTAGCGGTAATACTATTCCTGTTGTCGGTGTTCGTGTCCGCACAGCAGACGGAAGAGGTACTACTACCATCAAAGGAAACGATCATCAAAGCACGGACGAAGGCAACGATGGAGGAAAAGCGTGAGAACAAGGCACTTGTCATTAGTTACGCACGAGCACTCGGTTACAATCAAAACCAGATCAGATGTCTCGTCACCTTATGGACCCGTGAAAGCAGGCTTGACCACCTCGCGGACAACCCACGAAGCACGGCTTACGGAATTGCTCAACTCCTTAGAGAACGTAGTGGACAACCTGAACTACAAATCCTTCACGGTCTACGATACCTTGGTCATCGCTACGGAAAATCTGCGTGTCGCGCTCTCGAACATAGCAACAGAAGAGGATGGTACTGATACACTTTGACAGCATCCTCCTTTCGGGCACTAAAGAACCTCACCGCAAACCCTTCCTGCGGTGGGGTTCTTTATTTGTCCGTAGAGTAGAAGCCTTTACCCTTGAATGTAATAGAAGGGGAATCCCACTTACGAATCATTGGGATGTGGCACTCAAAACAGGATGGTTCACGTGGTTCTTCGTGGATAGATCTTTCAATAGTTAGTTCTGCCTTGCACTCAGTGCATCGATAGTCGTACTGCATTAACCTATCTCCTTCTCAATAACCTTGATGGTTTGGCAAGGATACATTGCAACGTAGCCATTGCCTGAACATTCAACGCAACTCTCCCACTCGTCAGGAAAATCAGTTTCATCAGGCTTATGCAGATCAATAACCATCATCAAAGCATCGATAGCATTATCAATTTTTATCCAGTTACTAGCATCATTATCTTTACGTAGAAGATGAACCTTTAATAACATTTCATCGTGCGTCATTGGTAAGGTGACTCCCCTCCCATAAGATTAAGTAGTTTGCGTAGTGCGTTACCACACCTACGATCAGCAGTAGATACAGCACACTCGATAGTCTCACTCAACTGTTGCAGTGTGTAGTTCTCGTGATAGCGCAGACGCAGGATGTTCTTCTCATCCTCATCTAGTAACTCGTATGCCTTCTTGATGTCGATGAGTGTGGCTAATAGGTTGCCACCTTCTGCTGGTGCAGCAGGCTTGCGTGGTGTGCCATCATTGACAAGGTTCTGTGCCTGTTCAATGGCAGTCTCATTGACCACGCTTGCAATTACATACGGCAAGAGTTGAGCGATAGTGATTACATCATAGAAGGTTTCATCATTGGGTTGGTACCCAGACTTTGCCGCCTTCTCCTTGCGGGCATAGCGTTCGATAGCACGCTTCATCTGCCAACCGATACGCCTTTGGTTAGCCAGACGTACCGCCTCGTTCTCTTCTTCTAACAACCCATTGAAGTATGCAACACGTGCCATCACCCAAGCGTATGCTTCTTGCATTAGGTCAGCACGATCTACATACTTACGGTAACGACGGTGCACTAGCGTTACCACGCTAGGCACTATGTCATTGATTGCTTGGTGTGGCTCAGTCATTAGGCCACTTACCATCTAACACCATCAGTGCAATAGCACTGTAGTTAAGTAGATCGATAAAGGAATCACGCAACGATTCATTCTCTGGTGTAGCACCACTGTCAATCAAGTGATTGATGCGTGCTGTCTTGTCCCACATACGCACACGCAGTCCATTAAGAGGACCGCCAGGGCTACGTGAGATGTTAGTAGGGCCGTAGTCTTTGTGCTTCTTGATGAGCAGATTGCCTGCACCATCTAGCACTTCCCACATATCAGTTACGAACGTGTCGGTATCGGCTTTACTACTAAGGTTTCGGAGGTTCTGTCCAACGTATATACCTGGAAGCCCAAATGCTGCAAAGTCTGTACCATCGTGTCCCATTCGCTTTCGGTCATCGTCATACATTAAACGCCTCCAAATAATTTCAGTGCTTCATCCTTGCCGTGTGCAAGATAGAAGTCATTGATGTCCATTGATGGTGGCAATGATACTATGCGTGAGTTCATTACTTCCTGTGACACACGGCGGGAGAACTCAGCACCTGGATTGGTACCATCTTCCTTGATGTCATTGTCGCCAACTACATACACAATGTCATAGCCTGTAAATAACTTATTGAAGTGTGGCTTCCAAGCCTGCACTCCTGGTACTCCTACTGCTGGCAGGTTTAAGATACCTGATACAACTACTGCATCTAACTCACCTTCACACACCACGATACTAGGTGAATCAATCGTTACATCAGCAACGTTATAGAGGTGACCCTTCTGCCCTGTTGGTGCACCATACTTAGGCTTGCCATCATCTAGCCTGCGAAACTTCACACCCACACACATACCAAGTGCGGTCAGATAGGGCACAGAAAGCCAGCCCGCGTGCATTTCGTGACCATTGATTGGGTCTGTTACTACACCCAATGAAAATTGTTGGGCAACATCTTCAGAGATCCCACGTCCTTCGAGATACTCTAGCGCCCTTGTGTCCAGGTTTTTGCTGTAATGATTGACCGCTTCCAGCAACGATCTCGATTGCTCGTGCGAGTGCATCCTTAAACTCCAAGTTCTCTATGATACCTACAACATTGACTGCGTTACCACCCTTCCCGCAGGTGTGGCAGAAGAACAAGTTGTCATAGGTATTGATGACAGCGCTTCTTCTTTTATCAGGATGGATGCAGCACCTTACAGATGCAGACCTACCCTCTCGAACTTCCCCTCCGTAGTGCAGAACTATTGCTCCTATGGGGATTGTGTTTGCATCAACGGAACCTTTGAACCGTCCCGCTTTACGTACCCTGGACCAGTCTTGTGCTGGCATACACACCCCTTGTAATCGCACTTGTCGTGCCAGTTAGTGGCACGCTTGTAATGGGAAAGAGTGTTCTCTTCTCCACCCTTCATACAATTCTGACAAATCATTTGAACTCCTTCAGTTCTGTTACTGGTACACGCCATCCACTGATGGTTTCGTCCCGATACTGCGCTGTTGCATACTCTCCAGGGTTGCACCAACCATAGACTTCAACCTCTGAGTAGTAATCTTCATCAAGGATCTTAGTTCCTACAATGATCTTGCCCTCGTCCTTGTTCCAGAACGGAACTGAATCACGTGTGCGTAGTGTGCGTACCTCAAAGTTCACACCAACGTCAGGCAACTTTGCTCGACGAGGATGTAGTTCATTGGGATACCACGGTACGTTCCACGCAGTGTCAGTGAGCGATGCAACTGCCCACTCAGAAACGTTGGCTCGCACATTGGCAAGAAGTTCGTGCTCTAAGTAGCCGTTCTTCTTACCCACTGCATAGTTAGGTCTGTCTACTGACCCATACTTAGCAAGCCAACGCTCTGTTGCAAGCATTGTGCAGACTCTTACTTCATCCCTGCTTAGTTGTACTATCATCATCTACTTTCTCAAAGGATTCTATAAGATCTGAATACTTCAGACGTGCTCTAGGTCTATCTATCTTCCAGTCTTCACCTTCAAAAAAGATTGCTATTAAATGTTCTGAACTAGAGGTATGGTTGTTGAAAGAATCATAAGCATCAAAGGTAGAACCTGTTGCTTTACTCTTCCACTTTGCCATCTGTATCCTCTTCAGTAGTTGAAACTTCAACCACTTCTTCTACCTTCGGTACTAGAATCTCTGATGTTGTAATTTCTCCACCTGGTACTGGCATTTACTTGACCTTTCTTACTGCGTATGGTTTTCCATCTACTTGATGGACTAACGGACCTAATTTTGTTGGCTCAATTAAGATACCTGCTTGAATCAATATGTCTGTAAGTTCAGAGATCCGATATAAAGCATTCTCAAGTTGACGTTGGCTTGCATAATTTGATTGTGAAATCTGTATCTCGCTAATGCGATTCCATATTGATTGGAACCTACTATCTGCTTCTTGCCTTCTCATTGCTTCTCCTTAATCCATTGGGTCAGATCTTGAATGACCCAGGCTTTATCTATACCAGAGTTGCGACGCTTAACTACAACGTAATGCAATGGAACTTCCCCAAGTCCACGCGCACTAGCATAATTAAGCGCCTCAACTTCTGCTTCTCTCCAGAACTCAGGCAAGGAAAGTGTTGCCCTGTTCTTGAGTTCAAGGATATAGGTTTTCCCCGCGATGATCGCAACCATATCTCCTTCATCTTTTGCCCCAGCCTTAGTCAAACGTTCTGCCATAGCACCCGCACCACGGAGCCATTTCATTACATCTGTCTCAAACTGAGAACCTTTACGTCCATTGGGGTTAGCCATTAGAACTCCACTACTAGATAGAACGGACCAATGTCTAGACTGAATCCATATCTACTGATGATAATGCTGACCGCTATTTGACGAGCAATACCAATACTGATGTAGCCTCTATTAGTTCTTATCTCTTTATGCATTAGTGTCCTCCTGAATATCAAACACGTAAGTATGCCCTACCTTGTGCATCTTGATCTCCTATCTGGCACGCTGCAAAGTTAACAAATAGTGTAGCCCATTTAGAAGCGTCTGCTGTGTGTGGACCGAAGCGATTCTTCACCGCAGCCACACGCAACATACCTTGACCTGGGTCATAGCCCAATGTAAGTATCAGCGCAGGTAACTGGCTGACCTTTCCGTGAATAGCACGACGCGGAGGTGGCATACTCGGTGATCCGTACTCACTCTGCTCGCTGACGTGATGGAGAACTAAGACGCAAGCCTGAGTCTTGCGTGCCATATCGTGCAACTCCATCATAATTGCACGTAGCCCTGCCCATTCATTGTCTGTTTCGGCAGCAACATTCATTAAGTTATCAATGATAATTAACTCAGGTGCTATTCCATACAGTTCAACGTAGGCTTTAATCTCCAATTCAATGTCATCTAATGATGGACTTGAATCGAATACCCATTGTATGTGTGACATCTTTGATAGGTGTTCTGCGTAGAAGTCTGGCTTGTAATCCATATTGGATTCAACAGTCAACTGTGTATGCCCTGAGATCTGCGCTGCAGATCGCATCAAGACTGTTGCAGTATCAGTATCTGCCGAGAAGAAAAGTGTAGGTACCTTAGCCTTGATTGCATAGACAAGAGCAAACATACTCTTACCAGCGTTAGGTGCTGCAGCAACCATACAGACTTGCCCACGTCTAAACTTAATGGACTCACCAGCAAGGCCAGTCCATACATCAGGCAGTGGAATAGCCTTTGTCTGGCTACCCATTACTGCCCTGCTTAGATTAAGCAACGTCTTCCTCCCCATTTAATATGATGTTTCTAGCCCGTCTAATAACTCGACGTTCTGAATCTGCTAATCCTCCCCATATACCGTGGCGTTCCTTCTGGATTCCCCACTCAGCACACTCAACTTTGTGAGTGCACCTAGCGCATATAGATTTAGCAAACTTTCCATCCAGTCGCATCTGGCGCTCATTGTTTTCCCTATCGGGAAACCAGAAGTCGCCTCCTACTTCAGCACATAGCGGGTTCTCGTACTCACGAGGTGCCCGCATCTGATTAACGCAAGAAGATAGGGTCGCACTTATCTGCTGCACCCTTTGGTGCAGAGCACATCCACGCCTTCCAAGGTCCACGTGCAGATGTACCAGTACGGTATGTCATATTGCCGTGCTTACAGGTAGGTGCCTGCCCTTCTACAACCTGTGGTTGTGCAGGTGCAGCAACTGGTGTTGCATTAAATGCTTCAGCAACTGAGGCAACTGTTGGTGCTACTGCTCCACCGTGTAGTTCATTGCTTGTTGACTTGATTAGAGCAGACACCATTGATAGATCAGTAAGACCTGTCTCTAAATCCTTGACATCTTTTGCATAGAGATTGATTAGCGTTCCATCATTTAACTTGTAATTGATTTGGAACTTTGTACCTTCTGTTGCCATTTACTTTCCTCCTGTTTGTTTGATCGATAACCTTTGTGATTCATTACCAAACTTCTTAGGCACATACCCAATAAGTTTTTCTACTTCTTCACTGTCAATAGTTTCACGTCCCTTGACAGTTGTCCAACTGACTTCTATTCCACTAGGCGTTACACCCAGTAGTCCCTCGAAAGAAGTCTTCAAAGAATCCTGTTGCTTTTCTAACTCTTTAATCTGCACTGCTAACTGTAGGTACAACAGTGCATTCTTGTCAACATCAGCATCATCAATTACTAGATCAGTTGCTGGAGTAAGTTCTTTTTTTATACCAACGCATCCCATCTCACCTGATGCATCGTAGAACTTGCAATAGTGTTTGCAATAAGAAGCATCACGTTCTGGATCAGGTGCAGTATCTGCCACCTTGATTGCTTCTAACCAGTTCAATGCTTGTAGTGCAATGGTTTCATCGTAAGGTTCTGTATGTACTTTAACATCTCGCTCATCACCATCACGTGCAATAGCAACGAGCGAGACGCGCTTTACATCATAGCCATTCTTTGCTAGTAGATATCCGTATGTCTGTACCTGCCAGCGTTGCTGTGTTGATGGGAAGTACGAAAGGTTCTTCACCTTGCTTGTCTTCCAGTCAATGACATCACCAGTACCTGGTACATAGCAGTCGATGTGTGCCTTCATACCGTTGTACTCAACTGATGTTTCAATCATTACATCTGGGTTATCTGCTAACGCCTTCTCAATCTCTGCGTGAATAGCAGTACCCATAATGGCAGCGAGTTTCATCTCGTTCTCGTTAGTCTCTGGCTGATCGTTCAATCGATACCAGACCTTACGACGACAACCACCTAACTCTGATGGTCCGATCTGTACCTGTGTAGAACGCGAACGCTTTGCATCACCTGCTTTGAGAGCAGTGAGTAGCAGTTCCTTTGGGTCAGTTACTGTCATTGTTAATCTTCCTTGCTATTAAAGTTGCAAGGAATAAACCATTGCAGTACCCATTGTAAAACTTATAGTCCTCAGATGTTTTATCTTTAGCAAGTTCTAAATATGGTTCTCTTGCTGCTTCAATCTCTTGTGCAATCTTCTCACGGATTGCCATAGGATTAAATGAGTGACTTAATTGTGCTGACTGCCATCCCATACGATGAAAGTATTTAGCAGCATACTCATCTGTCATTTCCATAGTTACATCCTTTCCTGGACCACTAACTGTATGGGCTTACCAGTATTAGCGTCAAGTACCGACGCGATCTCTACTGCTTTACGGGCGTGTCGTTTAGCGTAGGCTAACTCCATATCAGGTTTGACAATTGAATACAGGTAGCCAAGAGCAAGTTGACCCCCACTACCAATGCCATACGCTCCGTGATTTGCTTGGAAAAAAGAGAGATCACAAGCAATACGAAAGATATTGCCGTTAAAAGCAATGAGATAATCGAAGCCACCATCTTTGTCCACCTTGTTGTAGTCGTAGTTGTTGTCGTTAAATGCTGTGAGAATACTTGG